CGTTTCGTAAGAGAGGCAGCACACCATGGCTGCGGGCTTCCGTAGCCTGTTCGCGTTCTGGCTTGGTGGCGCATCGGCTGGACACCAGACCAGCAAGCCACCAGAAACCGGCGGCGGCGGAGGCGGCGCAGCGCCAGGCGCGCAGCACCATTACCGGCAGACGCTAGACCGGAGCCAGCGCGCCGAGATAGCAGAGGCGGCACGCAAGCGCGCCGCGGAGCATGCGCTTCGGCAGGCCGAGGAACTGGCCGCTGCGGCGCCAATCCAGCCGACTGCAGAACGCAGCAGCCAGCCGACGCAGAGCGCAGCGGCGGTTGACGAGACGCGATCGACGACGGCCACCAGATTCGAAGCGCCGGCCAGCGCGGCCGCGCCCGATCTCGTGCAACTCGTCATCGAGCAACTGGACGCCGCACGACAAGAGCGCGTGGCGCGCGAGCAAGCGGCAGCCGACAAGGAGCGATCGAACCGGAATCGGATCGCGATCCTGACCGCGCTGCTGATCGCGAAGAACTGATCACCGTCGAGTCGTCTTGACTCGGCGTCTTTGGCCTATTGCGCGGATGCGCAGGGCCGCAACCGAGCCCGGAACGGCTCACCACGGACCGACGGCGGAAGCCGGAGGACAGAACCACATGCCATTCAAATTTGACGCCAACGGCGCCGTCGTCCTCGCGGACTCCAACGGCGTGAAGCTCCCTGTTTTCGTCTACGCAGACGGCAAAGAGGCGCCTTTCGACGCGGATTCCGCCGTCACCAAGATTTCCGGCCTGAATCGCGAGGCTCAGACCCACCGCGAAGCCAAAGAGGCCGCCGAGGCGAAGCTGCGCGCGTTCGCGGGCATCGAAGACCCGGCGAAAGCGATGAAGGCGCTGGAAACGATGGCCAACATCGACGATTCCAAGCTGTTTTCGGCCGGCAAGGTCGAGGAAATCAAGTCTGCCGCCGCCCGCGCCGCTGAAGAGCGAGTCGCCGCGGCCACCAGGACGCTCAGCGAGGAGCTGCTGGCCGCAAAAGCCGAGCGCGATGGCCTGAAAGGCGCTCTCGACGCCCACATCATCGGCGGCGGCTTCGCCAAGTCGAAGTTGATCACCGACGACAAGCACCCGACGCGCCTGAACCTGCCGCCGGACGTGGCCGAGTCGTTCTTCGGCAAGCATTTCAAGGTCGAAGACGGCCAGGCGGTCGGCTATGACTCGCAAGGCCAGAAGATCTTCAGCCGCACCAAGCCGGGCGAGGTCGCGAGCTTCGATGAAGCGCTCGAGACGCTCGTCGACCGCTACCCGAACAAGGCGTCGATCCTCAAGGGCTCGGGCGCGTCCGGCGGCGGCGCGACGGGCGGCGGAGGAGCTGCCGGCGGCCGCAAGACGATCACCCGCGAGCAGTTCGATCGCATGGACCCGAACACGCAGCGCGCCGAGCTCAAGGCCGGCGCGACGCTGACCGACTGACCCGTTCCACCAATCAACCAGAGCCCGCCACTGCGCGGGCTTTTGCATTTCTGGACTTCAGAAATGTTTCGCCGAGACCCGGATGGGAATCGGAGTTCGAGCCGGATAGCTCATTCACCTTTTCACCACCCAAGCCCGCCACGAGCGGGCTTTCTCATTTCTGAAAGGCCCGAATCGTGGCAAACACTCTCACCTCGCTCATCCCCGACGCCTTCGAGGCGATGGACACCGTCGCTCGCGAAATGGTCGGCTTCATCCCGGCCGTCACGCTGGATGCCGGCGCCTCGCGCGCCGCGCTGAACCAAGCCGTGCGCACCCACGTCGCGCCGGCCTCGACCGCCGCCGACGTCACGCCCGGCACCACGCCGCCGGATGACGGCGACCAGACGATCGGCACCAACACGCTGACGATCACCAAGAGCCGCGTCGTGTCCTTCCGCTGGACCGGCGAAGAGCAGAAGGGCGTCAACTACGGCAACGGCTACCGCAACATCCGCGCCGACCAGATCAGCCAGGCCATCCGCACGCTGGTCAACGAGCTCGAAACCGACATCGGCCTGCTGGCCTACAAGGCTTCGCGCGCCTACGGCACCGCCAACACCACGCCGTTCGCGTCGACCCTCGGCGATCCGGCGCAAGTCCGCAAGATCCTGGTGGACAACGGCGCGCCGGTCGCCGACCTGCAACTGGTGATCGACACCACCGCCGGCGCCGCGCTGCGCACCCTGGCCCAGCTGACCAAGGTCAACGAAGCCGGCGACCAGTCGCTGCTGCGCCAGGGCATCCTGCTGCCGCTGCACGGCCTGGACGTGCGTGAATCGGCTGGCGTCGCCAATCCGACCGTCGGCACTGGCGCGTCGGCGACCACCAACACCGCCGGCTACGCCATCGGCGCGACCGTGATCACGCTGGCCTCGGCCGGCACAGGCACGATCATCGCTGGCGACATCGTCACCTTCGCGGGCGACACGAACAAGTACGTCGTCGTGTCCGGCGATACCGACGTGTCCAACGGCGGCACCTTCACGCTGGCCGCGCCCGGCCTGCGCAAGGCGCTGGCGGCCTCGGCCGTCGCGATCACGATCGTCGCGAAGTCGGCGCGCAACCTCGCGTTCCACCGCTCGGCGATCTACGTCGCGACCCGCGCGCCGGCGCTGCCGGAAGAGGGCGACGTGGCGGCCGACCGCATGATCCTGCAAGACCCGCGCTCGGGCCTCGCGCTCGAGTTCGCGATGTACCCGCAATACCGCCGCGTGCGGTACGAGGTCTCGGTCGCCTGGGGCGTGCAGATGATGAAGCCGGAATTCAGCGCTGTGCTGCTCGGCCAGGCCTGATAGACCAGAGCCCGGCGCCTCGATGGGCCGGGCTCACCAATTCTGAGGAGCCCACATGGCCGAAATCAAGATCAAGTCGACGCATCCGGAATCGCAAGGCGATCACGTGATCATCGAGGAAGAGGACTTCGATCCGGCGAAGGGTCACGAACTGTTCGAGTCCGAGAAGGTGCGCGCGAAGCCGGGGCCGAAGCCCAAGGTGAAGGACGAAGCGTGACCACTCTGACGCTCGAGAAACAGACGCTTGGTCTGCAGGGCGGACAAGTGCTGACTGTCACGACTGCGGCGCACAGCTCGGCGATGGTCGTGCGCCTGTCCGACATCCCGGGCGGCGAGCCGCAGACCGTGAGCTTTATGGCGGCGAACGAGGAGCAGCCGTTCGGCCCGTTCGCGGCACCGACGCGCTATTCGGTGGAGGCATTGACCGGCTCGCTGTCGTACAGCATGGCGCTGTCCGTCGGCGGTGGCGGGTCCGCGGCGTCCGTCGCCTTTTCTCCCTTCGCTGGCGTGACCGCGACCGACACGCAGACGGCGATCGAGCAGGTTACGGCGCTGATTCCTTATGCCATCGGCGCGGTTCATTTCTATGGGGGGACCTCGGCGCTGATGAGTGAAGCGCTGACGTGCACAGACAGCGGCGACCTTTCGTTGTCGTTCTGGTTCCGCGCCCCAGCGCCGGGCGGCGCCTCGCCCATCTTCACCGTCGACCCGGCGAACTACGGCACGTTTGGCAGTAACGGTGGCGCCGGCGCGATCAGCTTCGCGGTCGACAATGGCGACAATTCTGAGAACTACAGTGTCGACTCGACCGCGCCAGCCTACGATGGCCTCTGGCATCACGTCCTGGCGGCGTTCAAAGCTGACACGGCCGGCACCGGAGCCGCGCAGGCCGTTATTTGCATCGACGGCGTTGATGTGACTGGCGCACTGCAGAACAACATCAATCCAGCCTTCGATATCGCCATCAGCGGACGACCCTTCTGGCTCGGCGAGGATTCGTTCGGTGCCGGCACACAGATGGACATCGCTGACTTCTGGTTTGCCCCCGGGCAGAGCCTGCTGGTGGATGGTCTGATCCCGACCGATACCATTCTCAAGTTCGCCACATCAGATGGCAGCCCGGTCGATCTCGGGGAGGACGGCAGTACCCCGACTGGCATCGCCCCAGCAATCTTCTTTCACCGTGCAGATGGCGCCGCTGCCTCTACGTTCACGACCAATCGTGGCACGGGTGGCGTGTTCACCGTCGTCGGGGACATTACCGCGGTGGACGCCCGCCCGAAGTTCAAAATCGATGTCGGCTTCGCGAATCCGATGACTGCCACTGGCGACATGATTGGCGGCGGGACATCAGGCGCAGCAGTGCGGCTCGCGAACCCCGGCGCCGGCACGTTCAACCTGCAATCGATCGATGGCGTTCTGACCTGGACGGCGGTCTGAAATGATTGATGAAACGCAACGCGTCGACATTCGCCGATGGATGGGATACCCGACGCAAAACCAGGCGGAAACCGACATGGTGTTCTCGACGCCATCGGCGAACAGCCTGTATTCGCTGACGCTGACTAGCAAGTTGGACGCGCTCACCGAGACCGAAGAGTTGGCCCTCGTCACGCGATACCTGACGCCGCTGGCCGACCTCGAGGCCGGCTTGCTTGGCTCGGCCGACAACATGGACACGCAGGCCGCTGGGCCATGGATCGCGAACCCGCGCGAACTGGCGGAGCGGACGCGGCTCTACAACCGCTGGCGGCGCGACATGTGCGCCTTCCTCGGATTCCAGCCCGGGCCCGCGCTGGGCGCCGGCGGCATCAGCCTGGTCCGCTGCTGATGAAAACGCCCGCGCTGCTGAAGAAGCCGGCTCGCACTTCGAGCCCCGACTTTCACGCCGCGATGAAGCCGCACGGCCTGCTGCGCAAGCTCGACGCCTACGCGCACACCGCGGCCGGCGGCGACAAGGAGCACCACGAGGCGACGGTGTCGCTGATCTCGCGCCTGTCGAGCGTCAAGCGGCATCTGGCGCTCGTGGCCGACGTGCAATTCAATCCGTCGATCGACGCCGATCTCGCGGCGCTGGCGCGGCTGCTGTAGGAGCACACGATGACGGTCATCGCCTGGGATGGAAAGACGCTCGCAGCCGACAAGCAATCCTCCGACAACTGGGTCAAGTACGGCACAACCACCAAGATCCGCCGGATTCGCGGACACCTTGTCGGATGCGCTGGCGACACGGCGCTGAACAAGGCGCTGATGTTCTGGTTCGATGCTGGCGCGGCGCCGGCCGACATTCCAGCCCAGCAACTGGACCCTGAAAAGTGCAGCACCATGATCACGATCACACCGGACGGCCGGGCGCTGGTCTATCAGGCTGGCGCGCACCCGATCGAGTTCGAGTCTCGGTACTACGCCCTTGGTAGCGGCAAGGACGCGGCCGCCGCCGTCATGGAACTCGGTCACGACTCCATCAAGGCCGTGGAGATCGCGTCGCGCATCTGCGTGGGCTGCGGCAACGGCATGGACACGCTGCAGCTCGAAGCATGAACGGCAACATCGTCCAAGGCCGGATCTACGCCGGCTACGCCAAGACCGCGCAGAAGGTCGGCCAACTCTACGCGCTGTACCGCGGCTCGCCGATCGATCCGATCACGCCGGGCTATCAGCTCGACTCGATCTACGTTGCCTGGAGCACGCTGACGCGACCCTTCGTCGCGACCGCGAAATGGTCCGACGAGACGTGGCTGCTGTGGGCCGATGGCCGGTTGCTGCAGCCGCGTGATTTCCTGGTCGGGCCAGACGGCACCTTCTACGTCGGCGACATGCAGCCGAATCTCCCGATCCAGGCGGTCCGCTGCACCCACGTCGCCGCGACGATCACGCGCCCAGGCTACACGACCGCGGACAACGGGACGCTCGTGGCGAATGGAGAAGTCATCGCCTCGAACCTGCCGATGCTGCTCAAACTCAAGAGCGTGAACGTCAAGACCACGCCGGGCGGCGCGCTCACCAGCGGCGTCGGCATCGGCGTGTGGCTCGCGTTCCTGCCGATGGCGGAAGCGACGTTGAAGCGCAACGACGTGATCACCGACACCGAGGGCGTGCAGTACGAAGTCGACGCGCCGAGCTGGACGCCGATGGGCTACGTCGCACAAGTGAGGCTTGCGAATCCATGAGCACAAAGACAGATTGCCGCACGTGCGATCACTACGTGAAGTTCGATGCTGGCGGCGAGTACAACATCATGTGCGGCGCGCCGCAATTGCTCGACGTCGTTGATCCGCAAGGTCCGAACGCGCCGCCGCACCTCGTGCGCTGCAATGAGACGCGCACGTTCGCCGCGGCCTGCGGCGCCGCGGCGCGCTGGTTCGTGCCGATCGGCGACGACAAACCGGCTGGCGTGATGCGCTTCGCTTGGCCTGGAACATGCTGACCACCGACTTCGGCACGGCGCTGACGATCCTCGGCGGCATGCTCGCGCGCATGGCCGACATGCAGCCGGCGCTCAAGCGCATTGGTCAGCAAAAGGCCAGCGACATCCAGGACAACATCCTGCACGGCAAGCACACGCCGGACGGAGATGCCTGGTCGCCGTGGACTCACTACACGCGCAGCGAGCGCGAGCACAAGGGCAACGTCTCGCAGGGATTGCTCTGGGACACCGGCACGCTGGTGAACTCGATCCACGCGCAGAGCCACGCCGGCAGCGTTTCGATCGGCACCGATGTGGCCTACGGGCCCGACCTGCAATACGGCCGTTCAGGCCATCAGGCGATGGATGCGCGGCCGTTCCTCGGCTGGGCGCCGTCTGATCTTCCGATGGTCTCGCACATGCTGGCGCTGTACATCGAAACCGGAGTCGCGCCTTGATCGCCGAGTGCGCCGCTGATCTGCTCGCCCGCGTGCAGACGATTCCGGTGCTCGCGAACCGCAGCAGCATCACGCTCGGCGGCAAGAGCCAGGACCCGGGCCTCGTCAAGATCCCGTTGCCCGCGGCGTGGGTCATGTTCGCCGGCATCATCCCGGACGAAGCGCCGTTCAGCGCGACATCGCACGGCGGCGGCGGCATGGTCGGCGCGATCGAGATGATGCGCGCGAATTTCCGCGTGGCGCTGTACACCTCGTACACCACTGATGCGGATCTTCTGGCGAACGGCTACCCGCTCATCGAGTCGCTCGCGCTCGCCGTCAAGTCGGCCGCGACCGGCGATCCGGAAACCGGCGACGTGACAGCCGCGCCGAGTGGCCACCGCTGGCGCTTCGCCGGCGCAAAGATGGCGATCGTCTACAACGACCGCCTCGTCTACGAACTGACATTCACGCTCGACATGCCGATCTAGGGTCGAAGCACAACCATTTCCGCCCAAGCCCGCCGCCGCGCGGGCTTTTCCTTTTCTGCCCGCCATTGCGCGGGCTTTTTTATGCCCTGCACAGGGCTTCACTGGAGTCCTCGCAATGCCTCTCATCAGTAACACCGACCTGCAAGCAGTCATCGACAAGCTCGGCCGCTTCGGCGCTCTGGCCGTGGGCGACGATGCCCTCAGCGGTCTCAACGCCGGGTTCAGCGTCGCCTCGGCCGCCGTCATGTCCGGCTCGAACTCGCTCTTCACCTACCTCTTCGAGACCGTGACCGACGGCGACGTGGCCGCCGATCTGCTGCCGGCCGCGCGCAACCTCGACGAGTCCAATCCCGTCCCGCCAAGCCGCTTCCTGTTCCAGATCCCGGGCATCGCGGCGCAGATCGCGGCGATCAACAGCCACCTCGCGCGCTACGCCCCGACGACGCCGACGCTCGACACCTACTTGTCGTCGCTGAACCTGAGCACGCCGACGCTGCGCGTGCACCAGTCGTTCCACGACCACCTGAAGTCGATGAGCCGCGGCAATGTCTTCATCGCCAACGACATCGTGCTCGCGACCTTCGCAGCCACCGGCGCGACCTCTGGCACGTTCACGAGCGTCGCGACGATCACGGCCTACGCGGGCGCCAAGCTCGTCGTCAAGAACCAGGGCGCCGTCACCACTGGCGCGACCCTGAGCGTGACCGGAAAGAAGCTCGACGGCACGTCGGCGGTCATCACCGCGACGATCGCCACCGGCACCGACAACACCGAGACGAACCTGTCGAGCACGCTGAAGCTCTTCACGCAGGTCACCGCGGTCTCGATCACCGGCGGCACCAACGCGAACGTCTACGAGATCGTCGCCAAGACGGACCGCGACATCAGCGCCGCCTGACGAATAAGGCGGCAGTCACTGCCGCCTTCTGACGCTACACCTAGCCCGCCACTGAGCGGGCTTTTTCACATCTGAAGGAGCCACAATCATGGCATCGGCATTCAACGCCTCGGGCTACGTGCTCAACCAAGGGCGCGTCTTCATCCAAGAGCGCCAGTTCAACGGGCCCGCGACGGGGCCGCTCAAATGGGTCGGCGATGCCGACTCGGTCTCGCTGACCATGAGCCAGAAGAAGGACGAGATCATGGACTCGTTCACCGGTAGCGGCATGATCGTCGCCGCACCGGTCACCGAGACCACGGGCGAACTGAGCATCAACGTGCTCGACATGAAGTTGCAGAACTGGGCCATCGCGACCTGGGGCGACGACTCCGGCCCGAACGCCGGCGGCACCGTCTCCGGCGAAGCGATCACGATGTTCAACGGCGAGTACGTCAAGCTCGCGAACATGGGCGTCTCGAGCGTCGTCGTTTCTGGCGCCACCCTCGGCACCGACTACGTGATGGACACCGCCGCGCACGGCATGCTGCGCGTGCTGCCTGGCTCGAGCGCCGCGCCGGATGGCTCGCCGTTCACGACGACCGTGAGCTACACCTACGCCGCGAACAACGGCAAGGTCGAGGCCTTCGTGCTCGGCCAGAAGTACTACACCGTCGTCGTCGCCGGCCGGAACGCCGCACAGGGCAATCAGCCGACGGTGCTCACGGTCAAGCAGATCCAGCTCGGTGTCGCGAAGAAGTTCAACTTCATTGAGAAGAAACATATGGTTTTTGAGCTGAGCGGGTCTTTGATGTATGACGCGTCTCTGCCATTGGCCAGCGTTGCCGGTGACCTATCAAATTTGTTTAGTTGGGAGGCAGCATAGTCGTAGTCCGACTAAAATCTACTGCATGAAGACATGCAGTAGTTGCAAGACATCGAAGCCAGTCTCCGAGTTTCGCGCTAGCAAAACAAAAGACGGGCTTTATTGTTACTGCAAGCCATGCGCAGCCGCCTATCGCAAGCAGCACTACTGGGATAACAGAGAGAAGTACATCGCTGAAGCGGCCGACTGGGAGAAGCAGAATCCTGATCGGCGAAAAGCTCGGTCAGCGAATTACTACACCGCCAATAAAGAAAAGATCAAGGCGGTGAGTGCGGCTCGCTACAAAGCGAATGCTAAAGAGTTGATTGCCCAATCAGCCGCCTACCATCGAGCCAACCCAGGAATTGCAAAGGCAGCGTCCGCAAAGTGCCGCGCGAAGCGCATCGCCGCGCCTGGCTCGCACACGAAGCACGACATTGCGGCGCTGATGAAGCTGCAGCGCGGCCTGTGCGTGGCATGCCGCTGCGACATACGCCAAGCCTTCCACGTCGATCACATCGTGGCGCTGGCGCGTGGCGGATCGAACGACAAAACCAACCTGCAACTGCTGTGCGCGACTTGCAACCAAAGCAAGAACGCAAAGCACCCGATCGATTTCATGCAATCCAAAGGATTCCTCTTGTGAGTGAAGAAGCAAAGAGCGACCTCGACGTGCTCTTCCCTGGCCGCGAAGTCATCGTGGCCGGGGAGGCGATCACCGTCTCTCCGTTCAAGTTCGGCCAGTTGCTGAAGGTCGCCAAGTTCATCGCGCCGATCGCCGACGCGGTGCGCAAGGCGAATGCCGTGCCGAGCGATGGCTCTCCGCTGTCGTGGGCGCTGCTGTTGCCGCACGTCATCGTCGACGGCGGCGAGTCGGTCTTCGGCCTGCTGGCGTTCGTCACCGGCAAGCCGCGGGCGTGGCTCGACAATCTTGAGTCCGACGAGGGTTTCCTGCTGGCCAAGACCGTGTTCGAGACCAATGCGGATTTCTTCAGGGCCAGGATCGCGCCGATGCTGCCGACGGCGCCGGTCGAGGAGGCCACCCAGGCGGCGGGAGCAGTTGGGGCACCGTAGTCGGGCAGTTGAAGCACTTCGGCCACTCGTGGGCCGAGATCCAGGAGATGAGCGTTGACCAGATGCGGCTCTGGCTGCGCGAGGGCTACGCGATCCAGAAGCGCGAATGGCGCGAAGCGGTGATCGGCAACCGCATCGCCCAGCATGCCGAGGGCGATGACTTCAAGCGGGCGATGGAGGAGTGACCGGCGCGAATGGATTGACGAGCCCGGAGTTGAGAGCGCGGTACGTCTCCAACGTCATGTCCGAGCGAACAACGCGCCCCGCCGGCGGCAGCTTCTTTTTGGCGTCTTCCAGCGACTCCGCCGCCACATGTCTCACTGTGATCCACGCGGCGATTGCCCCGGTTTCTTCGATGAGGATGGCGTCTTGGGCTGCGTAGACATTCATCTGTTCTCTCCTATGGAATACGTGCTGCATTTTCCAACGAATGCAGCGCTGAATGATGCATCAGATGCACGCCATTCGACGCCGCGAGTTGCTCGGCTGATCGCGTGAACCCGTTCGGCGCGACGACGACCATGATCTGCGCGCCGTAGTGCCGGCGCGTGGCGACAACCTGCTGCACCGCATCATTGCCGACGCGCACTCGATAGAGTTTCGTCTGGCACACCACCTTGAAGCCGCGAAGCTCGCCGAGTACGTCGCAGCCCTGATCTCCGGGCCGGCCGCAGTGCAGCACCTTCCAGCCGGCGCGCTCTAGTTGACGGGCGACGAACTGCTCGTACTCGCGCGGCGACATCGACGGAACGTGCGCATCCTGCATGCGCAGATCGTGCGCGGCCGCCTCCCGCTTGAGCCGCTCGCGGCGGCCGAGCCACCAGAAGAACAGCACCGCCGGCGCAACGCCGAAGAAGAACACCGGATACGCGCGCGCTCCCTCGATGAGCAGCACGACGCCGCCGGCCAGAGCCACGAAAAGCAGCGCCAGGCCGCGGGCGATCAGCGAATACATCCCCAAAAGGTAGCACACCCATGACCGAGATGAGCCTGCAGATGACGCTGACGCTGGCCGACGCCGCGTCGGGGCCGCTGCGTGGGTTTGCGGACGGCCTCGCGCAGCTGAAGACGACGGCCGCCGGCGTCAGCAAGACGCTGGAGTCGATCGCGGTCAGCATCACGAACGTGAGCAAGGCCGCGGCGCAAGCGGCGAACCTTGGCGCATTCGCCACGAGCATGTCGCAAGTCAGCGCGGCGATGGCGACCGTGCGCGCCGAGAGCGCTGGCGCCGCATCGGGCATCCGCAGCGTCAGCGGCCAGTCGAGCACCGCGTTGCGCTCGATGTTCGCGCTCGAGCAGGCGACCGCGGCGCTCGGCGGCACTCTCAGCCGAATCGTCGGGCAGTTGGCGACCGCGACGACGGGCCTGACGGGCCTGGCCGGCGCTACGGCGGCGGCGAACGCTGCAGCCATGGCCGGCAACACGCACCTGCAGAACCAGGGCCAGCAGCTCGGCGCCGTCAACGCGCAGGCGACGACGCTCGCCGGCACGCTCGGCGGCCTCGCGAAGCTCTGGGGGGCGATGAAGATCGAGAAAGGACTGAAGGAAGCGGCCGGCGAGGGCGTCGACTTCCAGGCAACCCAGACGCGCATGAAGACGATGGGCATGAGCGCATCGGAGCAGGAGGAAATGAACGCCGCGGCGATCTCTGCCTCGCGCAGCACGCCGCAGTTCGACCGCAACGAGACGCTGTCGATGGCGATCGACCTGCGCAACGCGACAGGATCGGCCGAGCACGCGATCGCGATGCTGCCGGCCTTCGCCACCGCCGCCTTCAACATGAAGATGGCGACGCCGGAGGGCAAGACCTTCAAAGAGGGCGACATGCTGCTGATCGCGAAGGCGCTGGAGCAGCGCAACGCGACGATGGATCCGGCCAAGATGCAGGCCGAGCTCGACATGTTCTCGAAGATCTATGCGGCCACGCAGGGCCGTGTCGACGCGCAGCAGATCCTCGGGAACTTGCAGTACAGCCGCGGCGGCCTCGGGCAGTCGCTGGACCTGTCTTTCATGCCAGTGATGGCAGCGATGATCGAGCAGGTCAAAAGCGGCGGTGGCAACGGCGGCCAAGTCGGCACTGGACTGACCGCCATGCAGAAGTATGTGCTGGGGATCACCAAGAACGGAACGTCCGCGAAAGAGGCGGCAGCACTCGGGCTGATCGATCCATCCAAAGTCGTCTGGAACTCTCAGGGGAACATCAACCTCAAGAAGTCAGACCTCGCGATGGCTGGCGCGGAGGAGTTCCAGCGCAATCCATATGACTGGGTCAAGAACTACCTGAAACCGGCATTGGTCAGAGCAGGGATCGATCTGGCCAATGATGCCGCTGTCAACAAGGTGTTGTCGACTCTGTTTCCTGCTGGGACAGCGAACAGCAATGCGACGACGATGGTCAACCGCGGCGCGCTGCTGGAGAAGGATGCGGCGAACATCAACCAGGCGAAGGCCGGCGACGAGGCGAAGGCGATCAACGCGGAGACCGCGAAGGCGAAGATTGACGCCTTCAAGGGCCAGTTGTCCGATCTCGCGATCGTGATGGGCACGACGCTGCTGCCGGCGATCACGAAGATCGCGGCGGCGTTCACGACCATGTTCACTTGGCTGGCCGAGTTCATGGAAGCGCACCCGGTCGCTGCCCAGTTCATCACTTGGGGCCTGGCCATCGCGGGCGTCGGACTGGCCATCGCCGGCTTTGCCGCGCTATTCGGACCAATCATCCCGATCTTGGGTGTGTTCGCCGGCGGGTTGATGACGGTCGTGAGCGCGATCGCCGTGTTCGCGGTCGATGTGGTCGGTGGTATGGCCGCAGTCGGAGGCGCCGTCACCGGGTTCGTTGGCCTCGTCGCGCCGATGTTCCTGCGCCTGATCCCGTTCGTCGGCGTCCTCGTCGCAGCTTGGCAACTCTGGCCGCTGGTCAGCAACCTCGAAGTCGGCGGCCGCAAGATCAGCGAGTGGGCAGACGACTTCCTGGGCCCGCTGGTCAAGAAGTTCGAGAAGGCGTGGCAGGCGATCACCGGCTTCATCGTCAGTATGCTCCCTGGCGCGCAGGCGGCGGAGCCGCCGCATGGCAGCGCCGCGAAGCCGGCAATCGACTTCGGCGCAGGTGGCAACGACTGGGGCGGCGCAGCGCCGAGCAAGAAGCAGTTTGGCGCCGGCCTGTTCGATCCGACCGAAGGGCCTGGCAAGACGACTGGTGGTGGCGGCAAGGGCCGCTTCGCGCACTACGACGAGGCGCTCACCGCCGCGAAAGAGGCATACCGGCTCGCCGAGGACGCTGACAAGCGCCATGCCGAGACCGAGAAACGCCAGTACGAGGCGAACCTGATCAGCGTCGATGCCTACTTCGACGAGAAGCTCGCGACGCTGCGCGCCTCGGTGGCGAATGAGATCGCCATCCTCGAGCAGGAAAAGGCCGCCTACGTGCGCCAGGGCGACAAGGCCGGCGCGGCGCGCGTCGATGGCGACATCACGATCAAGAAGCGCTCGCTGCAGTCAGGTGAAGAGGATCTCGGCATTGAACGCAAGCAGGCGCTCACCAAGCTCGACAAGGAAGCCGTCGACCTGCAGCGCCAGCTGATGAAGTCGAGCGGCGATCGCCACGCGGCCGAACTCCTCCACATCCAGGAGGAGATGAAGACCAAGCTCGACTTGCTGGTGCTGAATGGCAAGATCACGCGCAGCGAAGCCGACATCATGCTGGCGCGGTCGAAGGCGGCCATCCAGGCCGAGGAGTCGAACAAGCAGATCGCGCCGCTGCAAGAGGCCTACGCCGACAAGCTGGCCCTGATTGACGATGCCGAGAAGAACGGCTTGCTCACGAGCACGGCGGCCGGCGACCAGCGGCTCGCGCTGCGCCAGCAAGAGGCGGCCGAGCTCGACGTGATCATCGCCAAGACGCGCGACCTGTACGCCGCGAGCGGCAACGACACCGGCGTGGCGGCGATGGACAAGCTGTCGGTCAAGAACCGCAGCGCGGCGGGGCAGTTGCCGGCCGAGCAGATCGAGCTGCTGAAGGCCACGCAGACCGGCTTCCAGGGTCTGTTCAAGGACCTGACCAGCGGCTCGATGACCGCCGCGAACGCCTTCAAGAAGTTCGGCCAGTCCATCATGGACACGATGATGAACATCATCAGCAAGCGGCTGGGCGACCAGCTGTTCGAAAGCCTGTTCGGCGCGAGCGGCACCGGCGGCGGTATCGGCGGCGGCGCGGGTGCTGCGGGCGGCGGCGGCGGCGGTGGTGGCCTGATGTCGATGTTCGGCAGCATGTTCAATGGCGGCGGCGCCGGCGGCGGAATCGGCTCGTGGTTCAGTGGCCTGTTCGGCAGCACTGGGGCGTCGTCTGCCGGTGGCGCAGCGTCGATGGCCGGCGTGATGGGCTCGTCCGCTGGGTCAGGCGCTGGCGCCGGCTTCGGCAGCGGCTTCATGGACTGGCTCTCCAGCCTGATGAGCTTCGACGTCGGCACCGACTACGTCCCGCGCGACATGATCGCGATGGTCCACGAGGGCGAGAAGATCGTGCCAGCGGCCTACAACAAGCCGGGCAGCGATGGCGGCCGGATGATGAACGTCACGAACCACTTCACCATTCAGGGCACGACCGATCGCCGCTCACAGCAGCAGATCGCCGCCCAAGTCGGCGCATCCGTCCAGCGCGCCGCGGCGAGGGCTCGATAAATGGCAGGCCAATTCGCCGAGGCGCAACTCGACCCGAACATCACCATCGGGTGCAAGTTCACGGTGCAGTTCTCGCGCACGAAGGTCTACACGCAGGGCGGCCGGCTGACGCAGCGCTTCAACTGGACCAAGCCGAAACACATCCTCGACCTGAGCTACATCCCGCGGCCGCGCACGTCCTACGCGTGGCTGCTGGACCTCTTTTATGTCGTGATGGCGAACGGATACGTCGGGTTCCGCGTCAAGAACTGGGGCGACTATTTCCTCACCCACGAAAACTCTTGGATGACGCAAGTAGATGGCGGCGAGTGGCAACTCCAGCGCGTGCACTACTTCGGCGAGGCCATCTTCAAGCGCGACATCTACAAGCCGGTGCCCGGCACGTGCCGCATCTACCGGCACAGCGGCGGCCTGGGTGGGTTCGTCTCCGAGGCAACCGATGCGACGCTTGATTCGACGACGGGGCGCGCCACGATACCGGCTCACGGCGCTGGCGATGTCTACACGGTGCTCG